GCACGTCGGCGGGAAGCTGGTCCCGGCCGATCACGACCGCGCCAGCGGGGGCCTCGTCGATCGCCTGGAGCTTGTGCATCTGGCCGGTCATGTTCGCGATCTCGGCGAGGTAGCGGGAGGTCAGGTCGACCACCTCGCCGGCTCGAGCCCAGATCGCGGGCTTCCCGTCCTTCGCGGGCCAGTGGAGGGCGCGGCTCGGCATCACGAGGTAGAGGCCGGTGATGGTGCGCGTGGAGATCTTGTTGGGCATGGGTCTGATGTTGGGAGAAGGATCAGGTCAGCACGTTGAACTCGAGTTCGTCGGCGCCGCCCGTAGATTTGTCGATCGCGAAGCTCGGGCCATCGCTGCCCCATAGGATCGCGTTGCAGACCGCATTCGTCACGCCGCCCGCGCCGAACGTCGGGGCGAAGCGGATGTAGCGCTTCCGCGCGAGCAGGTCGAGAACGCCCTCGAGCGACTTGTTCTGGAAGACGTTGCGCCACGCGAACTGCGCGCCGCTCACCGCGGTCCAGCCTGTCGACCCGTCGTCGCTCTCCTCGATGCTCGCGAACTTCACCTGCGCGGAGGTCACCGCACCGAAGGCGAAGCTGATATGCGCCCAGCGCCATCCCTTCGTGTCGAGCACGATCGGCGTCGCGGATGCACCCGCGCCATACTCGTCGGGAGCGAAGAGCATGACCACGCGGCCCACGCTCGAGAAGTCTGTTCCGGCCATCGGTGGAGGAGTGAAGGAGGAGAAGGGGGAGCGGGCGAGCGACCTCGAGTAGATCGCCCGCCCGCGTCTGCGTCAGGAGAGGACCCGGAAGGTCAGCTCATCAGCCTCGCCGCTGCCGGCGTTGATGTACTCGGCAGTGTTGGCGCAGCCGTACAGCACGCCGACGACGGCGATGTCGCTCGCACCGCCGCTGCCGGTCGTGGTGTCCAGCTTGATGTAGCGCGCCTGCTGCTCGAGGTCGATGACGCCGTGGAGAACGGTGTCGTCGTCCGTCGCGGCGACCGTGAAGGTCGCGCCCGAGATGGTCGAGAAGGAACCGCCCGAGGAGGTCGCGGACTGCACGTTGATCGTGCCGTCCGCGGTCGCGGCGACGGTGCCGGTCATCACGGTGACGTGAAGGAAACGCCAGCCGAGGGTGTCCAGCTCAATGCCGGCCGGGGTCGCGCCCGCGCCATGCTCGTCGGGGTCGAGAAGCATGACAACGCGACCCGCGCTCGTGAAATCGGTTGCACTCATAGTGGTCTCCGAGGTTGAGGGTAGAAGAAGAGGGTCAGCGTCAGGCTCAGATGCCGGACAGGTCGAGGTTGCTCGAAACAGCGAACGCGGTGGGCTGGGTCACAGCCACGTCCACGTCGATGTAGGCGACGATGTGCGTCTGGCGCTTCTGGAGCGCGTCGTCGGCGACGTTGGAAGCCTCGATCGAGAGGTTGTTCCAGGTCGCGAGAACGGCCTTGCTGAAGTCGCCGAAGATCGCCTCGGTGTTCGAGCCGCCGGCGAGCTGCGTCGTGCGGCGGAACGGGTAGCCGAGGATGTTCGTCTCCATGCCAGCCGAGAAGACCTTGCGGCCCATCTCGAGCGCGGTGCCCGCGGCGCCGCCGCCCAGATCCGTGCTCTGGATCTGACGCGCAGCGCGCACGAACTTGTTCGCGACAGCCCAGCCGAGGCTCGAGGCGCCGGAGAGCGCGTTCGCATCAGCGAGAGCGTCCTCCATCTCCAGGAGCGCGAGGTAGAACTCGGGCTTCACGGCGTCCGGGGTCGGCGACGTGTTGATCGCGTTCGTGAACGAGACCGTGTTGACGCCGGTCGTGTTGTAGATGCCGATCGGCTGGCCGGACGCGCCGGTGCCCTTCAAGATCCACTGGTTCCAGGTGAGCGCAAGCTCTTCGGCCATGCGGCGGCGAATGAACTGGTCAGCGCCGACGCCGAGCTGGAGGAAGCGGCGCGAAGCCTTCACGTAGGACTGAGCCGTGTGCGGCTCCATCCGGTGGTTGCCGAACGCGAGGTCGGCCGCCGTGTTCGCGTTGTTCTCCGCGACGAAGTCGACCGTCGGCCCGGTGGTCTCGCGCGGGATCTCGACGACGCCGGCGCCCGTGACCGGGAGCTGCGTGATGCCGAGGTCGAGCGCGATCACCTGCGGACGCAGGAGCGGGATGATCTGCTCCTCGTAGACCTGGGTCGGGACGAGGAAGCCGCCGGCGGTGTCCGGCACGGTGCCCATGTCGTACAGCTCGCGCGACATGGCGTACTCCATGGGGCAGTACTTCTCGAAGGCAGCGATGCCCTCGGTGTGAGAAGCGGTCAGCCCCTGGAAGACGCGGCCGAAGTTGTAGCTCTCGCCGTCGAAGCTCTCGGTCTCGGAGCCGGGCAGGTCGTGCTTACGGCCTTCCTTCTCCTGCGAGTCGAGGCGCGACTCGAGCGCGCTCATGCGCTCGTCGACGGCCTTGCTCGCGTTGGTGACATCGACGAGACCTGCGGCCACGGCGTTGCTGATCTCCTGATGGAGAAGAGCGCGCGCGTCCTTCAGCTTCTCGTCCCGCCCGGTCTCGATCTGATCGTGATCCATTCTAGGGTTGGGGGTCAGGGCTTGAGGCCCAGGGTCTCGGCGATGAGGTCGTAAGGATCGACCTCGGAGGCGTCGCCGGAGAGCGCCTCGTCGGTCGTGGGAGTCGCGTGCTCGTCGCTGATCGCGTCGAACACGAGGTCGTAGAGGTCGGTTGCCTGATCGTCCGCCTGATCGGCGAGCTGCGCCCGGAGGTCGGCGACCTCGGCGCGGAGAGCCTCGAGCTGCTCGCGCATCGCGGACACCTCCTCGCCGTAGGACTGCTGGACCATGCCGAGCGTCGTCGGCGCGTCGACCTCGAGCGCGGGAGCTTCCTCGCTGGAGTCCTCGAGCCCGAGCACCGGGACCATTACGCGCGTCGGCTCGTCGATCTGACGGGCGAGCGACTCGCGGAAGGAGCCGAGCGTCTCGTCGGCGTAGACGCCGGCCTGAGCGAACTCGGCGAGGCGCTGCTCGAGCGAGTCGCGCGAGTCGATCGACATCTTCTGGGCGTTCTTGTCGCGGCCGAGCGGCGTGATCGAGAACTCGATCAGGTTCGCCTTCTGGATCACCGCGCTGTACTTCTTCATGCCGAGCTGCTGCTGCTCGTCGTCCGTCGGCGCGCGCATCTTCTCGATGTCGAAGCCCACCGAGCCGTTCGTCAGATGCCCGGACGCGACGAGCGCCTCGATCATCCCGGCGAACTCGTACATCTCGGCGTCGACGAAGCTCACGTCGCCGGTCAGCGCCTTGAACTTCCGCCCGCCGCGCTTCATCTCGACGCCCTTCTGGAGGTTCTCCACCTTCCCGATCGGAGGACGCGCCTCCTGGACGTTGTGGTCGTACAGGAGATTCGAGCCGCGGTACTTGAACTCGCGCAGGTCCCAGGCATTCGCCTGCACGCGGTCGTTCATCGGCGGGATGAGATCGTCGGACACGAGGACGTAGCTGTAGCGCGGGCGGCGCTTCTTCTTGTCCTTGTCCTCGTAGTCGCCCATCCCGTAGCTCGCCGCGCCGGTCTTCGTCAGCGTGGAGAACTTGTGGGCGACTCGCGTGTCCGTGGGCTCGCCGTCGCGATAGAGCTGGATCAGGGCGGCCGGGTCGTCCTCGGTGCCCTTCACCTTCACGTTCGCGTTCGGCACGTCGATCGTCCCGTCGCGCTCGACGCGCTCGATCTTCCCGCGCGCGCGGCCGCCGGAGCTGTCCCAGCTCACCATATCGCCCACCTTCAGCCCGTCGGGCGAAGCGTAGGCGGCGTCCGTCAGCGCGTAGCGCAGCAGACCGTCGCCGGCCTCCTGGCGCACGGCCATCCAGTCCTCCGCGGAGACGCCCTCGAGGTCGGTGTCCTCGATGGCGCCGGCGCGGTACTTCGTGAGGAGGTCGGCGTACTTCATGAGATCTCGAGGTCGGGGTCGTCGAGCGGGTCGCGGCGGCGGATCACGCGCATCGTGCAGCGGCAGTTGATGACCTCGCCCGCAGATCCGTTCGGGTCGTGGGGATAGCGCAGCCCGTTGTCGAACGTGCCGCCCATCTGGATCGTCGTCCCGTGGGCGGCCACGTGCGACGCGCGGGTAGCCTCGTCCTGCGAGGCGACCCACATGATCTCGTCGACGTTACCCGCCTCGTACTGGCGGAACTTCGCGGTGTTCACCGCGCGCCCGGTCTCGGTCTGCGCGATCGTCGCCGCTCGAGCGTCCTTCGTGCCGAACACCTTCTTCAGCTCGGCCGTCAGCTCGGGCAGCGTCTCCTTGATGACGTTCCGAAGGTTGCCCGCCGGCGACAGCTTCACGAGCACGTCGGCGATCTTCGCGCGCACGCGGCGGGTGACCGTGGAGGTGACGCCCTCGGAGAGCTTGATCTGCTGCGTCGCGAGCGCCTCGACCACGTCCGGGTGACTCACGTCGATGAGCATCTCGCCGATCTCGCCGGCGGCCTCGCGCAGCGCGAAGTCGTAGACCTCCCGGAGCGCGACGCGCACGTCCCTCGAGAGCTTCCCGGCCCACACCGTCTCGCTCAGGAGAAGCGCATCCCACGCTTCCTCGGGGATCGCGGCCGGGTTCACGTTCTCGTCGAAGATCGAGAAGCGCCGCAGCCCGTTGTTCGCGATGCGCCGGAGCTGCGAGAGCTGCTCCTTCTCGTAGCGCTCGAGCCACTTCTCGACGCGCTTCGCGAGCGGCTTCGACAGCTCGAGCTGCCCCTCCGTGCGCGCGAACGCGATCGTCTCGCCGCCCTCA